TTTATTTAATATTGGTGTATTTTTACGTAAGTTAGATGCAGACAATTGGAAAACATTATTAGAAAAACATAATCAACAGTACATGAACCCACCGTTAGCTGCATCAGAGGTAGTCATTGTACAAAATCAACTAGAGAAAAAAGAATATAATTATAGATGTAAAGAACCACCAATTAGTTCTTACTGTAACGCACAAGTATGTAGAACGCGTAAGCATGGTGTGGGTGGTAGTGCATCATTAGAGTTTAGCGCATTAACTAAGTTAGAAACAGATCCACCCGTATGGATCTTAAACGTAGGCGATGCACGTATGGAATTACAAACAGATGAGTTGCAGATACAAACAAAGTTTCAAAAGAAATGTATGAATACTTTGAATACTATGCCTCCTCTTGTAAAACAGTCAGTATGGCAGGAATCAATTGAAAGGTTATTTACTAACCTTATAAAGATACCTGTTTCTGATGACGGGTCTGTGGCCGGTCAGTTTGAAGCTTTCCTCCAGGAGTTTTGTACCGACCGTGCCCAGGCACAAAACAGAGATGAATTATTATTACGTAAACCATGGACAGAAGATGGTATTACATGGTTTAGATTAAAAGATCTTTTAGATTATTTAACCAGAAATAAATTTACGCATTACAATACAGGACAGCTTGTACAAGCACTGCGCAGGCTTAACGGTAAAAGTGATAAGTTTAATTTAAAAGGTAGAACCGTACGTGTGTGGGGTGTGCCTGCATACCAGCAACAAGATTCAGCGTTTGACATAAAGGAGGTTGATGGTGCGCCTTTCTAAATTAAAAAAGGGAATGCAGAGTGAACAAATAGCCATATTACATTTAATAGAAAAAGGTTATTTTGTTTTTAAAAATTTATATGGAGTTGGACCTGCTGACCTCATAGCAATAAATGAAAAAGGAGCAATAGAAATATTTGATGTAAAGACTGAAAGCTATCGTAAGACCTGGAAACCAGGGACACGTATATGTAGACGATTAACCCAAGAACAAAGAAAATTAAAGATGAAATTTTTATTCGTAGATAAGGATGGCACATGCAAAATAAAACTAAGATAATACTAGGACCTCCTGGTACAGGGAAGACACACAACTTATTAAATTTAGTTGAGCAAGAATTAGCTAAAGGTACACCACCGGATCGTATTGCATTTGTCGCTTTTACAAAGAAAGCTGCCAGTGAAGCAAGGGACCGGGCAATGAAGAAGTTTAATTTAGAAGAGCAACATCTTCCATACTTTAGAACTTTACACTCATTTGCTTTTAATCAATTAGGTTTGACAAAGTCAGAAGTAATGTCGCGTGACAATTACAAAGAGTTTGGACACACATTTGGTATGGATCTAGGATCTATATCTGATGGCGTTGATGCGGGTGGAGTGTTTACAGTTGATAACCAGCTACTGTCTGAAGTAAATTTAGCAAGAATGAAATGCATGGATTTAGAACATCATTATAATGATTCTAATTTAGATGTATCATGGCATGCATTGTTAAGAGCACAGCGTTCTATAGAAGAATTTAAAAAGAAAAAAGAAGTATTAGATTTTACAGACATGATAGAAATGTACATTGAATCTGGTATGATTCCAAAGTTAGATGTGGTGTTTGTAGATGAAGCACAAGACTTATGTAAATTACAATGGCGTATGGTGCATAAGATATGCCAGAATGCTAAACAAGTTTATGTAAGTGGTGATGATGACCAAGCAATATATCGTTGGGCTGGTGCAGATGTAGAACATCTTATTAGATTAAATGGTGAGAGAGAAGTACTACAACAATCATATAGATGTTCGAAAGTTATACAAAACTGTTCACAAAGAATTATAGGACGCGTTCGTAATCGTATACCTAAAAAATGGTATGGTACAAAGAATCACGGGTTAGTTCAATATCATTCATATCCAGACAGTGTAGATGTAGGTGATGAAAACTGGCTTATCATGGCAAGGACTAATTATTTACTTGATGAGATTGAACGTGACATACGATTACAGGGATTACTTTATAAAAGAAATAATCGCTTACCTATATCGCAAAAGTTATTAAATGCTACAAGTGCCTGGAAGAAATTAAATGAAGGTGGACAAGTAGAATTAACAGAAGTTAAAGATATATATTCTTATATGTCTTCAGAAATAGGAATAGAGCGTGGTCATAAGAATCTTAGAACAGCTAACAGAGAGAACTATGAAATTAATGATTTAATCACGGACCACGGACTTCTTGTAGGAGGTAGACCCTGGGATGTAGCTTTTGATAAAGTAGGCACGCGTGATAAAGAATTCTTAAGGTCTATTGAAACGAGGAACAGGGACTTTACAAAAACTGATCCTAAGATTCATTTAAGCACCATACATGGTGCTAAAGGAGGAGAAGCAGATAAAGTTATGTTGCTGACAGACTTGTCAAGAAAGTCACAAGAAGCAATGGAAAAGGATTCAGATGATGAATGCCGTGTGTTTTATGTAGCAGCCACACGCGCTCGTAATGAGCTACACATAGTACAACCACAGAGAGATGGAGGATTTATAATATGACCTTTAGTACGGGATTAGCCCTAAAAACAAAAGTAAAAGTAAAAGAAGATATATTAAAAAAAGCTGGCAAATTAGTTAGCGATGATAGAGAAAGCACTCATGGTGATGCCAGAGAAAATCACGAACAAATTGCAGAGTTTTGGAATATATTTTTAGATAATAAATTAAAACCAATGGTTGCAATTACATGTGATGATGTAGCTGTAATGATGGCTTTATTAAAAATATCAAGATCAACTCAAGGTAAATTTAATGTAGATGATTACATTGATGCCGCCGCTTACATGGCAATAGCAGGAGAGTTAAAAGATGAATATTAATTCAGATTGGATAGCACCCACGGAATTCCCGGACTTAAGTGACCGGGAAAAAATAGCAATTGATTTAGAGACATGCGACCCAGGACTTATTAAAGATGGCCCTGGGTGGCCTAAAAAAATAGGTGCAGTTATCGGTATAGCTGTAGCTGCTAATGGATTTAAAGCTTACTATCCTATTGCGCACGAAGGTGGTGGCAACATGGATAGCAAGAAAGTAATTAAGTATATTAAATCATTATGTGAAGATGAAAACTTAGAGAAAGTGTTTCACAATGCTCAATACGATATAGGTTGGCTTAGTGTGTTAGGCATAGAAGTTAAAGGACGCATTCATGACACAATGGTAGCGATGGCACTTATCGATGAGAATAGATTTTCTTACACATTAAATAGTATATCCTTTGATTACCTGGGTGAATTTAAAAGTGAGGCTAAACTTAAAGAAGCAGCAGCTGCATTTGGTGTAGATCCTAAAGCAGAAATGTACAAATTACCTGCTACATTTGTAGGAGAGTATGCTGAGGAAGACGCAAGGCTAACACTAAAGTTGTATGAGAAATTAGCATGGGAGATTAAGAAGGATAATCTTGATACTATATACGATATAGAATGTAAATTAATCCGTGTAATATTTAACATGACAAAGAAAGGTGTTCGTTTTGATGAAGATAAAGTAGTTGATTTAAATAGTAAATTTAAAAACAAAGAGAAGAAACTTTTAAAAAGAATAAAAGATTTAACTAGCCAGGACGTAGAGATATGGGCCGCAGCTTCTATAGCTAAAGCATTTGATTCGATGAACTTACCTTATGAGAGAACAAGCAAGACTGACTCACCATCGTTTACAAAGATGTTTTTAACTGACCATCCACATGAGCTACCTCGTCTTATAATGCAGGCACGTGAGCTTAATAAATTACGTGGCACTTTTTTACAAGGTCTGTTAAAACACAACACAAATGGTAGAATTCACGCGCACATTAATCAAATTAGATCTGATAGCGGTGGTACTGTATCTGGTAGATTTAGTTACAATCATCCTAATTTGCAGCAGATACCGAGTCGCGGTCAATTTGCTCAAGAAATACGGAAATTATTTATCCCGGAAATTGGAGAGTATTGGCTTAAAGCAGACTACTCGCAACAAGAGCCCAGGTTACTTACGCATTGGGCGTGTCTTGTCGGACAAATGGGCGCTGAAGAAGTTAAAGAAGCCTATAAGAAAAGTGATCTTGATTTTCACCAACAAACAGCAGACATGGCAGGGGTTGAAAGAAGACTAGCTAAGACTATTGGTTTAGGTGTAATGTATGGAATGGGTTACAACAAGATGGCACGTGAGTTAGATATAGACCCACAAGATGCTAAAAAAATGTTAAAAGATTTCCGCGAAAGAGTGCCTTTTATGCAAGGAATGCTCGAAGCTGTGATGAATCGTGCTAATTCTAAGGGCATTATTCGTACATTACTGGGCCGTAAATGCAGATTTGATCTGTGGGAGCCTACACAGTGGGGTGTACATAAAGCATTGCCACACAATCAAGCTAAAGTAGAGTATGGTGAAGCAATAAAAAGAGCTGGTACATACAAAGCTTTAAACAGATTGATACAAGGATCAGCGGCAGACCAGACAAAGAAAGCCATGGTAGATGTGTATGAGGAGCTAGGAGTGGTGCCTTTAATACAAGTACATGATGAGTTAGATTGTTCTGTTAAAGACGAGAAACAGGCTAAAGAAATACAACGTGTTATGGAGACATGTGTAGAACTAGAAGTACCATCCAAGGCGGATATAGATCTTGGGGAAAGTTGGGGTGGATGATGAGTTGGATATGTAGTGTGTTGCTAATATGTTCTACGTTTAATCCAATAATGGATTACACAAACAATGATGAATTTATTGCAGATGTTAAAACATGTGCATTACATCTTAATTCTTTGTTAGATGATGATGAAAGGGTGCCTGTAAGTTTAGTCATAGCACAAGCAGTTCATGAATCTAATTGGGGTAAATCTAGATTTGCGGTAGAAGGCAATAACCTCCTTGGAATCCGCACATTTGACTCGACAGATGAACAACTAAAGCCGCTAAATAAACCTAATGCGAGCTGGGGGCTTAGGATCTTTGAGACAAAGTGCGAATCCATTTCTTACTATATGTGGTTGCTTAATTATAACCACAACTATTCACAGTTTAGAGAAGAAAGATTATCACAGTATATCAACAACATAATAGACACTGAAAAGCTTGCTATGACTCTTGCAATATATGCTGAAGATGTGTATTATACGCAAAAAATCATCCGTACATTACAGAAATTGGAGGCCTATGACAGAGACTAGAAAACCCGGGTACAAGGAACAAGGCAAAAGCCGTGCAGCAAATCAAAAAGCTGTTGAGGGAGTTAAGCCAGGATTTGCTATTAATCATGAACAAATGGCATTTGAAAGACGTAAACTTTTAGA